ATTTGGTTACATAGACACTCCGCAATACAAAACAAATATAAAGAGAGCTCGATTCGTAGAAAAACAAAACTACAAAGGCTTATTGTATAGCACAGAATTTTCACACGTTTACCCTAGATTTGTGACAGACAAGACAGGTCAACTTCCTCTTTATCATTTTAACGAGCAAGAGCAAGAAACAGACCTGTATGACTTTTTTGTAGGCAACGACAATGTAAAATACTTAGGTCGGCCTAAAATAAAGTTTGAGGCTTTGTTTGAAGAAGATTATGCGTTCGACATAAAAGACAATTACTCCTTAGTAACTGTCAATCAAATTAATTCAAATGGATTAATAATTAAATCCTTGTCAGGCCAACTCTACGAAGGAGGAGTCTATGGAGAAGTAGAAGCTATTATATTGTAAATTATTCATATGGCTACTTATAACGACTATCCCGCATCTGCATCTAATAACGCTAAGAAAGTTCTTGAGTGGAAGAAGAAGTATGGTAAGGAGGTTAAGGGAATGACCTCTGTAGGTTGGACCCGTGCAAATCAATTGGCATCTAAAACAAAACTAAGTTATGCAACTATTGCTAAAATGGCAGGCTTTAATCGTCATAGAAAGAATGCTGCGATTGACCCTAAGTATAAGAGCACTCCTTGGAAAGACCGAGGCTATGTTGCTTGGCTTGGGTGGGGAGGAACTTCAGGAGTTAATTGGGCGATTAAAAAAGCTGAATCAATCCGAAAAGGAACAGTTAAGGCTAGTGCTGACATCAGTGACAACCCGTGGGGTAATCGCAAAGTCAAAGATGAACTTGCAACGCAAGGAAAGGATGGCTCAATTAAAAAGTCTCCCAAAGCTCCTAAGAGCAGCACTCCTGAAAAGAATCCTAAAGGTGTTGGAAAAGGTGGAAAGTTATCTGCAAAAGTTATTAAGTCTATAAAGACTAAAATAACTAAGTACAATGAAAAGTATCCTGACAAGAAAATTGGAATGGGTGCTGCAAAACGTGTGGTACTAAGAGGAATGGGTGCATATAACACAGGGCACTCTCCTAAAGTAACAAGTGCTACACAATGGGGATTAGCAAGACTAAATGCTTTTATGTATTTAGTTAAGAACGGAAAGCCATCAAACGCTAAGTATGTACAGGACAATGACCTGTTACCATCTTGGCACAAAAGAAGCAAAAAGAATGGATAAGGATTTACCATTATACGATATTACACTTGAGGATTTTGAACAGGGAATGTACAAGATTTCTCTCGTGGACAAACCTGCGATTGAGGAAAACTTCATCTACTTCAATAAGACTGAGGTAGTAGAGATGTTCACCAACGAAGAAAGAAGAGAGGTAGTAGGACCTATTATGATTCCTAATAAGGAGATTCTACGCCACAGTCCGGAAAACGGATATTACTATGTTAGGTTCACGGAAGATACAATCCGTGATATTATGTACAACTACTCTAAGAAAGGTTTGTTCAACGAATTTGGTATTCACCATGAGTATGATACTCAAGATGTGGTGATGCTTGAAGTTTGGATGAAAGAGTCTGATAACGATAAGTCAACTGACTATGGTTATAAGCTTCCAAACGGAACTGTATTTGTCAAGGCTAAAATTGAGTCTGACGAATTGTTTAGCGCGATTAAAGAAGGAGAAGTTAATGGCTTTTCTATCGAAATTCAAGCTGATATTAAACCCGTAAATAATAATAACATGAATGAATTTAATTTTGCTAAAGAACTAGGCAAGATGGAGGCTTCTTTCGAAGCTAACGTCTCTAAGTTCGAGGCACAGATTATTGCTTTGGAAGAGGAGAATGCTACTCTTCTAGAAGTATTGACCTCTTTTGAAGAGAAGTTCGCTAGCGTTGAAGACCTAAAGTCTGCTGTCGAAATGATTCAAAAGCACATCGCTGCGATGGCTGAAAATCACGAAGAAGAAGAAGAAAAGCCTGAAGAAGAGAAAGAAGAAAAGGAAATGACCGAAGAGAAACCTGAGAAGTACATTGCTCCTGCAGGTGAAGAAGCGGTTGTTGTTGAAAGTAAAAAAGAAGAAGAAGAAGAAGACAAGTATTCTGCTGAAGAAGAAGTTTCTGAAGAACAAGTTGAGGAGCAATTTGCTGCTGAACAAAAAGCTGAAGAGGTTGCTGAAACTGTAGAGGACAAGACCGTAGTCTTTAATGCAATCACTGCAGAAAAGGTAAGTATGGTTAATGATTTCTTTAACAGATTCAAATAAATTGTAAATTAATTAAAACGAACTTTTTTAAAACTAAATAAAAATGGCTGTATCTATTTCTAATTTGCCTTATGGCGACCGTAGTCGTGACTTGTTCATCGATTCTATGGTAAAATCGGCAGCGGTTCTTAACCGTTTCCGTCTTATCGATGGTGTTAAAGCAAAGGTTAACGTACCTATCTTTGACGCTGCATTAACTTTTGGCACGGATATCTGTGCTTGGGACCCTCAATCTACTGCTAGTATCGGTGAGAAAGAGATGACTGTATCTGATTACAAGTGGTCTTTCTTAAACTGTAAAACTGCACTAGAAGGTTCTTACCGTGGTCTTTTATTGAAGAAAGGTCAACACAACCCTGAGACTATGGACGCTGAGTTCAAGGATTGGGTATTTGATTACTTCGCTAAATTGTCTGCTCAAAAAGCATTAACTCTTGCTGCTACTGAATTAGCTACTGAGATGACTGCTGATGCTTCTGTTATCGATAACGTAATTGCAGGTGGTATTACTTCTGCAAACGTATTGGACCACATGGAAGCTGCTTACGCTCTTATGAGTGCGGATATGTTGTCTGCTGTTTACGGAGACGCTGACCGTGATTTCAAACCGGCTTTCTTCTTGGGAACGGCTGCTATGCAGGCTTACCAAATTGCTATCGCTGAGAAGTTTACTACTACACCACAAGGTATTGTAGAAGGTAACATTCCTCCTTACTTCGGTATGGAAGTTGTACACTTTGCTTCTTTAGCTGCAGGCGAGTTTGTATTGTGTGCTCCACAAAACTTGGTTATGTTGACTGACGACTACAACGATGTACGCGCAATCGACATGAAGTACGAACCTGAATTGTCAAGCGACAAAATTTGGGGTCAGTTCAAGTTAGGTTTCTCTTACTTGAAAGGTGAGGAAATCGTTTACACTCACGCATAAATAAATTAAAGAGGGGAGGTTCTTCCTCCCCTTTTTATTAACCCTAAAAAACTAAAAAAAATGGCTTGTGATATCACTCTAGCTGATGTGAACTTCTCTTGTGACGACCTAGGAATAGGTGGTTTAAAGCGTGTTCTTATCGGTAACAAGGCTGACTTGGTTTCAGTTGTTACAGTAGCAAATGAAGTAGTAACCGTTACACCGGCAACTACAGGTTTGGATACTGACGGCGATGTAATCGAGATTCAGTTCAATTTAAAAGACGGTTTCTCTGTATTCAGTGAAGTTAAAACCGTATCTGCTGATGGTGTAGTTTCTGCTGTACCTACTATCTCTATCGAGATTCCTAAGATGTCTACTACTCACCGTAATGCTTTGGACAACATCGCAAAACCGGGTGCAGAGTTAGTTGCTTTCATCGAGACGGCTGCCGGAACTTACCACATGGTAGGTTGGGTTTACGGATTGTACGCTGCAACTGTAGACGGAAATTCAGGAACAGGACGTTCTGAGAAGAACCGTTACCAAATCACACTTACAGGTGAGGAAGACAGCTTGTCTTACTGCATCGAAAGTGCTGAGTGGGCTGACGTAATTGCGTAAGCAATTCTTGTAAATTAATACAAGGGGGAGGGAGTATACCCTTCCCCTTTTTTTATTATATAACATATGAGTTTTAATTGTAGTATTTTCCTAGAGGACATAGACATAAACTGTAACCGACCTGCTAGGGGAGGTATCAAGAAAGTTGTCTTAGGCTTACAAAAAGACTTGAATATGACTCTAGACCCATCTGACGAGACAGCAATAACAGCTTTAACGATGAATAATTCAGTGGTCTTTGAGCATAACAAGAGAGATGGAGTTACTGCTTTTAATGAGAGCAAAGCAAACAACAGTGGTCTAGGAGTTATAACAACAAACATCCTTGTAAGGATACCATCTGTTGATAATAGAATGAATAAGATTGACTATATGTCAAGACGCTCTGACATAGTTTGTATTTTATATCATAATAACGGAAGTGTAACAGTTAGCGGTTGGATGGATGGTCTAACCATGAACTATAACGCTTCTAGTGGAGCTTCTAAAAATGAGCTTTCTTTTATAGATGTAGAATTAGTTACGGAAAGTTGGATAGCTTCATTAGCTAGTCATAACGTAACACCTGTACTTCCGTAATGTATACAAGCACTACAGAGGGTAATAACAGGAATGCAGTGCAGGTTAACAAAGGATTTGTTGACTATGTATTTCCTAATGTGGAAGCCTATAACGCTAATGCTATACAGGTGACTACAGGAAGGATAGACTATTTAGTAGGTAGCAGTGCTTACTATTCAGATATTATTGTAGAGCAATCTTCAGGTTGGTCTGTAAATTGGGGTCTGATAAATTTAGATTGGGATATAGTAAATGTAAATTGGGAAACATAAATGGAAAACAATATAACTAAAGACAGAAATTATTATCAATCTTCAATGGGTGATTTTGGTTTCCGTAAATTAGGCGCAGGTGATACAACACCTAGTGGAGAAACGTATCGTGTTATTTTATGCTTGCAGGAAGCAAGTATCAACGCTGACTCAGAGGTAGGAGATAGTTTAGTAGGACAGGTACTTCCCACAGGAATGCAAATACTAGGTAAGTTCAATGAGGTATCTTGTTACCAAGGAGTTGTTCTTGCTTATTTAGGATAATGAGATTAGGATTAGGTATACAAATAAATTGCATTGCGGCAGTAAACAAATCTCAATCGAACTCCTATGAGTTTGACAATAGATTTTGGAATTTGATACCTATGCGTTGGGAGACTATTAACGATACTTGGGAAGAAGAAATATAAATGGCTACACTTACAGGAAATAAACCGAAGGATACCTATAAAGGTCTTATAAAGACCTCGGACAACAACGAACTAAGCGGCTCTAAGCAGCTATCTGACGGTAATGGTAACCTGTTGCCTATTACTGTTTCTACAAGTACTGTAGCACTTACGGGAACTGTAACCTCAAACGGGGAGTCATTAACTAGTTTTACACATAACCAAACCACAACAGCTACCTCTTGGACTATAACGCACAACATGGGTAAGTATCCATCTGTAACTATAGTTGACTCTGCTAACACTTATGTCGTTGGACAGGTAGACTATATAAACAATAACTCACTTACTGTGAGTTTTAAATCTGCCTTCAAAGGCAAAGCATACTTAAATTAAAAATAAATTAAAAACAAATGGCTCTTAAACACTTAGTTGACTTAGACTTAGCAGGCAACGAAATTCAAAACGTAGTCTTGCAAAATTTGGCCACAGCACCAACGGGTGTGGAAGGTCAAATATTTTATGATACAGCAAACAATGCTGTAAAAGTACACACAGGCTCAGGCTTTGTACGCATTGGCGCAAGTGCTGATGGAACTACACTTACCGAAAGTTCAGGTGTATTTTCTGTAGGCACAATTGCTATTAGTAACACATCAGGACTTCAGACTGCGCTAGATGCAAAAGCAGATGCTAGTGCAATCCCTGCTAAACCCGCTTTAGAAGATAATAGTGGTTCTCCTGAATTAGCTAACGGTATAACCGAAGCTGAAATTCGCTCTTTAATTGGCGCAGGAACTAGTTCTTTAGCTGTAGGTACTTCATCAGCCGATGCACTTGCAGGAGATACAATTACTATTACAACTTCACAGGCTAGTGCAATTACTGCCAACTCAGGTAAAGTATCGATGGAAATCGGTACTACAGGTGAGACGGCAATGGCGGGTGATACTAGAACGATTACTAGCTCAGAGATAACTGCTATAGCAGACAACAGCTCGAA